AAACAACATCGTCACCTTCGTCACCGTAGGGAGACAGGAAGATGACGGTAAAGAGGCAGACCTCTGCGCTCGTACAGGCGATGTCTATAAGCAGACCTCGTACAACACCCACGGCGGGGTACACGCATTAGGTGGAACGCCTCTGCGTAAGAACTATGCCGGTATCGGATACACCTACGATGCGGGTCGGGATGCCTTCATTCCTCCCAAGCCCTATGCCTCATGGGTGCTAAACGAGACAACCTGCCTGTGGGATGCGCCTGTTGCCTACCCAGATGACGGTAAGCGTTATTCATGGGACGAGGATACGACTTCGTGGGTTGAAGTTGAAGGGGTTGCTGCGTGAAACTTATCAAACTAACTAACGCCGCCAAGGGCCGCATCGGTGAAAGTCTAATCCTGAACACAGACCTGATTGCATCGTTCTTTGAGCATAAACAAGAAGACGGCACAGAGGTTCGTGTGGCGTTTGGTATGAACGGCAACAACTGGGAAGTCTCGGAAAGCATGGACGAGATTATGGAAAAGATTGAGGCATAACCATGTCAACAATCGTAGAGGTCAAAGGCCAACTTGACACCCACGAAGCTGTCTGTGCTGAACGCTATCTTGGGATAAACGCTAGACTAAAGCGCCTAGAGCAAATCCTGATTGGCTCTGCCGCTTTCATAATCGCCCTACTGCTAAGCCTAGTCGTTAAATGACCACCATCGCTGCCAGAGCGTCTACGGGAGAAATTGCCGCAGATTCGATGGTCAGCGGCGATGACTCCTTCTACCTCGTAGAGAAGCTCCGTAAGGGACAAGAGAGTATCTACGGGGGTTGCGGAGATTGGGATAAACTATTAAAGTTCTACAATTCGTTGGAGTCTGGGGCAGACCTAGACTCGGATACGGATGTGACCGTTCTCGAACTCAGAAGTGATGGCATTTGGATTTACGAGAGTACCATCATTCCTGCGAAGATAAAGAACCCATTTTGGGCAATTGGGACTGGCGCGGGCTATGCCATCGCCGGGATGCACTTAGGATTATCTCCAGCAGAAGCAGTAAAGCTGGCGTGTCTGTACGATACATCCTCCCATGAGCCAATTGACGTAATGTCTCTAAGCGGGAGGAAGCGTGGTAGCACTAAAAAAGGCATCGGACGAGGAACTAATAGCGGCGTTTAAGACCTACGGCAGTCCACAGAAGGTAGCGCAGGTTCTAGGCATAGACGTAGGTACGGTTTACCGAAGGCGGGCGGCACTAAAAGACGTATCCCTACCCTCCTTTGCCGCAAGACAGCACAGCATCGCCAACACATACATCCCCGATAACCGAAGGGTTATCTCCCACACCGTAGACAACGGTCATGTCTTTATAGCCTCCGACTGCCACTACTGGCCTGGCGAGGAAACCGTAGCGCACAAGGCGTTTGTTTCCCTGCTGACAGAATTTAAGGCGAAATCTGTCATCATCAATGGGGACTGTTTCGATGGGGCTAGAATCAGCCGACACGCCGCCCTCATGGGTACTAACCCCCCTACCCCAAAGCAAGAGATAGAAGCCTGCCAAGACCGTTTAAACGAGATTGCAAACGCCTCTAAGAACGCTACTAAGCTGTGGACATACGGGAACCATGACGTAAGGTTGTTTAACTACATTGCTACCCACGCACCAGAGTTGTCTGAGTTCAGCGACTTGTTTGCGTACTTCCCAGGTTGGCACACAGGGTGGCGGGTGGACATAAACAATTCTGTTGTGGTCAAGCATCGGTGGGCAAATGGTATCCACGCAAATTACAACAATACCCTCCGGTCGGGTCGGAGTTTCGTGACGGGTCACTTGCATCAACTAAAAGTAACTCCGTGGTCGGACTACAATGGGCGCAGATACGGTGTAGATACAGGAACGCTTGCGGAGCCTGGTGGCGACCAATTTGTTTATTGTGAAGAAAACCCCGTGAACTGGTGTTCAGGGTTCTGCGTTCTGACATTTAAGAATGGTATGTTATTACCACCAGAGTTATGCGAAGTAATAAACGGCGTGGCTTACTTTCGAGGAGAGAAAGTGGGATAAATGAGTGATTTAGTAGCCTCGGCAAAGAGTGCCGCGCAGGGAATAAAGAGCGCGATAGCCGCAGGGAAAGAGATTGAATCAGTAGTCAACGATATTCAAAAACTTGGGGTCGCAGAACTCCAAGCCAAGCAACAGTTCCAAAAGAAACAACGGGTAGTTAAGGGCGATAGCACCATCCTCACGGCTTTCGCGGAGTGGCGCAGACTTAAAGAAATCAAGGAAGCCGAAGACGACTTATTCCAGCAGCTTGTCGAGCGTTATGGCAAGGAAAAGGCTGAACATGAGTGGAAGGACATCCAAGCCATCAAAGAGCGCCAGATGAAGGAAGTCAAGGACGGGCGTGACGAGATGGGGCGTGACCTAAAGAAACTCCGAGAACTCAAGGTTATGTGCTTCGTAGCCTCGCTAATCATAGTCACCACTTACTACATCTTCAAAGGACACCTGTAATGCTATCCCTAATATCCTCCGCTGTCGGATTCCTAGCCTCTGGCTTACCGCAAATCCTAAACTTCTTCCAAGACAAGGCTGACAAGGCACAAGAGTTGAAGTTAGCGCAGATGCAGACCGAGCGCGAATTAGCCCTTGCAGAACGCGGTTTCCTAGCCCAACAGAAGGTCGAGGAGATTAGGACTGACCAGATTGCGCTTCAGACCGATGCAGACCGCCAGAACGCGGCTTTAGACCACGACAAGGCTATCATGGCTCGCGCTTCTAGTTGGGTCGTAAACCTGAACGGAATAGTCCGTCCGGCGGTCACCTTTATATTCGTCCTAGAGTTAGTGATGATTAACATCGCGCTGACCTACTTCTTGCTTCGTGGCGGGTTAGGTAGCATGAGCGTGGAGCAGTTTATTGCCGCCACCGACATAATCTTCTCCGAAGACGAGATGGCTCTACTCTCTGGGATTATTGCCTTTTGGTTCGGGAGCCGCCAATGGGGTAAGAAGTGAATGTTGTAAAAACACCGCTTAATGACGCTTTTATTGTTGAACCAAAAGTCTTTGAGGACGATAGGGGTTTTTTCTTCGAGTCGTTCAACCAAAAAAACTTTGAAAAATACGCAAAAGTTAATTTTGTGCAAGACAACCACTCAGCGTCTAAAAGAGGCGTGTTAAGGGGTCTTCACTACCAAGTGAACCAAGCGCAAGGAAAACTCGTAAGGGTTGTTAGCGGATGCGTGTTTGATGTTGCGGTAGACCTAAGACAAAAATCATCAACATTTGGGCAATGGTTTGGTGTTGAGCTGTCCGACAAAAACAAAAAACAATTTTGGATTCCTGTTGGGTTTGCTCACGGATTTCTTGTGTTGTCTGAACGCGCTGAGTTTGTTTACAAAACAACAGACTACTACGACTCAAAAAGTGAACAATGCATTTCTTGGGATGACAAAACATTAAAGATTGATTGGCCTTGTCTTGACGTAGATTTTTCTCTATCAGAAAAAGACAAACTTGGTAAAACTTGGCAAGAGGCGATTAAATTTTGAAAGTAAGCAAGGAAGCGATAGAGGGCATCAAGAAGGACGAGGGGGTAAGGACACGCAGCTACAGGTGTCCAGCCCTGCTGTGGACAGTTGGGATAGGCCATGTCATAGACCAAAGCCATATAAGGGTTCCGTTCAATGAGCGCAAAAATATACCCCTCCCACCAGAGTGGGACAGAGTTCTTAGCATGGCAGAAGTTGATGCTCTCTTGGCTCAGGACTTGGCTACATTCGAACGAGGTGTTCTGCGCCTCTGTCCAGGTGGACTTACTCAAGGCCGCTTTGACGCTCTGGTTTCCTTCTCCTTCAACGTCGGGCTTGGCAACCTCCAAAGGTCAACCATCCGCATGAAGCACAATCGTGGCGACTTTGAGGGCGCTGCGGAAGGGTTTATGGCGTGGACTAAAGCGGGCGGGAAAGAGCTACCTGGCTTAGTTAAACGTCGGAAGCACGAACGCGCTCTCTATGAATCTGAGTAATCCTCTCCCGTAACTCATCTGCTACGGTCAAATTGTGCTTGGCCTCAAACTGGTCAAGCCACTTCCTCCTCGCCTCCCTTGTCGGGAGCGTCAACACATACCTTGCCAGCCCCTCTATCTTCGCCTCATGTTCGCTCATCACGATTTGATAGAACTCCTCTTTGGTGGCGGTAAAGGTTCCTCTGTTAACCAGCCCTAGCAAATGTTTTATGCAACGCTTTTCTGGCGGTGGTGACGGCTCTGGCTGCGTCAGATTTTCGAACAAATCTCCCAAGATAATACCTCTTATAGTTTGCCATTATGTGCGCCTCGTAAAACTTTTCCTTCCTCTTGTAGACACCCTTGATGTTGGACTTGGTTTTCTCTCTGCGCTTGGAGTTCCACCTGTTTTCCATCTGCGTGGCAACCCTGAGATTGCTTAATCTATTGTCGGCAAACTTGCAGTTTATGTGGTCAACCTGTTCGGGCCAGTACCCGTGGTGGTACGCCCAGACAATCCTGTGGGCAAAGTAAGGCTTTCTGAATATAGCAATTTTGCGATAACCGCGAGGGGTTATGTGTCCTGCAACCCTGTTCGCGTACCTACGGTTCCACATGACGTAAGCAGAATACTTGGCGAAAGCCTCAATGGGTCGAGGCTTCCACACAAGTCTTCCACGCCTGTAATCAAACAGGGCTTTCAGTTGTTGCTGGCTTAGAATGGAATGTCGTCCTCTAAGGCTTGTTGCTTCGGCTCTGCCTTGGGCTTGGGTAGTTCAACCTTCAGACTCATAAACTTCTGCCCAGACTTGCCTGTTTTAATCCATGCGGCTAGGTTGTACTCAGTCCCGTCTACGTTTAACTTGCCCTTGTAGGCAGGAGCCTTCTCGTTGTCCGACTCGTTCTTAAACAACACACCGCTATTGGTATTATCGTATTCCATAACTTCTCCTATTTGGCTGCTATATAAAGACCAACATTGCCAAGGCTGTAACCCAAGAAGGCTACGCCCAG